TGTTTACATCTGAATTTGGTATAGTAGCTGAAGCGGTAAGTAAAGAAGTAATATCAGTTGCGGTGTTATTGTATAATGTATTAGACGATAACCATGCAAAATTATCTTTATTAACAACCCAATCGTAATTATCAGGAACAATTTTATTTGATCTTATAGTTACGTTTGAACCACTATAAGGATAAACACCAAGTGATCTAACGCCTGTTTGAACCACATACTGCGAAGCAATTTGTGAATCAGAACCAAATATCATACTATTTGAAGCTACAGGACTTGTCACTAAAGCGTCATTCCATTTAAATTCATTATGAATAAATTTACCATCATCATCAGCAGAATTTAATCCTACCTGTATAATAGTAATACCTTTTCTTGTTGGGCAATCTACAATTAAATCATAGCTTACAGTTGGGTTTGGAGTAATTGTAACTATAATTGTAGTTGGAGAATTTTTTGTTTTATCAAAATTTAAAGTTCCACTTGATGTAGTGTTTGCAATACTCGCTACTATATTTCCGTCCCAATTTACAGAAACACTCATAGTCCCGCTACTTATAGTATAATTAATAACCACATTTCCAATAACACTACTAAGTTCTATAGTGTATTGATGTTGTGCAGTGGAGCTGATTAATGATTTTTGTGTACCACATGGTACAATAACTGGAGGTAACGGAACGCTAGTCCCATTAGTTCCTAACACATATTCATCCATGTAAGGATCGTATCCGCCTAGCTTTTGTGTGTTTAATTGAACGTTAAATTGATCTCTAAAATAAGACCTCATTCCTGTATCAGATATAACTTCTATAGAATCATTGTTAGCTGATGTACCTTTTAGTTTTATTACAGCTGATCTTTTAGTGTCTGTAAAATACATGTCATATCCATGTGAAACAAAACTTTCTGGATTATAACTAATTCCGTACTCTTCTATTCTAGCGATTTGAGTTCCTAAAACTTGAGGCACTGAAGCTATAACACCTCCGCCAGTAGAGTCACTGATTAAATTTTTCCCAGACAAAACATAACTAATTTTATCTTCTTGCAAAACAAGAATATCTGTTTCTCTAGAATGTAATATCATTATAGGCCCAAAGCTTGTTTCTAAATCTTTGAAATTTACTAAGCCTAAATTAAATTCATTTGTATTGTTTAAATTAGAATTACTACTAAAAATACCACTGTATGTAAGTTCTGCAAATCTGTCAGCTTCTCTAAAATCTTCTTTAGACACAGCTAAAACTCTTTCTCCTAAATTGACTTTTTGACCATCTATAGCATCAAATACTTTATAACTTTCTACTCCATTACCAAATGTGTAACAATTAAAAAACGGTAGTGTTACAATAGCGTTTTGATTCGATGTTTGAGGTTGATCTCCATCTTTAACAGTACTCATATGGAATCCACCTGTAATATTATAAGACTCAGATGAATCGTAAAATAAATTAGGATCAGCATCGGCAGGTTCTGTTTCCCATACAATTAAATTATTTGCTCTTGTTACAACAATTTCTGCTTCAATATTTGTTGTATGACCATTAGGACATGCATAAACTCCACTTTTACAAGCCAAATAGAGTGGAGATGCTACGTCACCTGGAATTGCTTGTACAAATTGAAAATCAGGTTCAAAACCTTCAGGACAAGGCATGTCATTTTTATTAAGTGCAATTACTCCTGTAAACGTAGGTAATTCTAAACCAGGGCCTGCATCAATAATTTTACCCGCTGCTGGGTTTATAAAATCTCCAACAAACCAAGCATGTAAATCATCATAATCATTAGAAGCAACATAATCACTTTCCCACATATATTCCGCAGGATCACATCTTGTACCGTCAAACCTCATTATCCTCCATTTGATAGCAATATTAGTTTGAGCTGGTATAGTGTAATTTGACGTAACACCATTATCATCAGTTGTAAACGCAGGGTATTCTAAATAAGGAACACACCTGCTTCTTGTTTCGCTTGAGTATTTAATTTCTCCTGCATCAATCACAGCATCTTCATCTAGATTAATACTAAAATTTTGCGCTCTGATCTGCATGTATAATCCCGCCAACTGATTACTATCAGCTATCGCCTCACCTTCAACTTCTAAAAAGTTAGACGACTCAGCTGTTACGTCTAAAACTTGACACGTTACCTCCCTTGGGATAGGCCCGTTAGCATCTCTTTTAATAATTAATGTATTGCCTTTTTCTACTTTATTTTGATTATCCCCTTCTAGTTTAAAATATAAAACTCTTGTAGTTAAACTTTGATAATAAAAATTAGAATAAATAGTTTGATAATCTCCTTCACTAGGTTTTAAAACAAATTTATATTTAGTTGCCCACACCGGTGGTAAGTTTTCTATATTAACTTTTATTCTATTCTGATCCACAGACGCTGAGGTAGGGACAAAAGTGGTGTTAAATTCGGAGACTAAAACTGTAGAAGCTCTACCATATTCATCCATGTATACAATTCCTGTTTCATAATCTCTATTACTATGCAGGGAAGATGTGTCTTGACTTGAGGTAAAAGTTCCTAAACCTCTAGAAAATAAAAAATATTCATATACGTCAGTAGTTCCTGAAACGTACTTAAACGCAATAACTTGTAATGAAAAAACATTAGACCCTGGTGCAGATCCTATTAAAAACCCTTGTTGAGTTTGTGAATTAACACTACTATTAGATTTAGTAAAACTACAATTAATAGGCAATATAGTCTGTGTGTTAAATAAATCAGTTAAAGAAGTTCCGTCAGCTGAAGTTGCAAGTGGTTGGAAATTTGTATTTAAAATAGTCCCAACACGAGTAGCAAACTCTGCTGAATTTACCATTTCATACACTGAACTGTAATCTTGATTAATAGGAAATATAATATCTATTTCTAAAGGTTGATTCTGAAAAGTAGAATCATAACATGCGTCTCCCGTATCACCATTTAATTGAGAATGTTCTATTGTTAATATAAACGCTATTGATGAGCCTTGTTTTAATTTATTAGCCTGAGCAGTTAAATCAAAACTAATTTTAGAATTTTGTACTGTTGTAGTTGTATTTGGATTTATAGTATACGCTAAACCTGTTGACATAGTGCCCTCTTCTAAATCTTCAAATAAAATATCTTTTGTGAATAATGATGTAGTAAAATTTATTGGAATATTTTGGCCAGCTGCATTTACTATATCATATCCGTCAGTGTAATTTCCATATATAAGCCTATTTCCTTGTATAGTTTGTGCTTTAGCTATTTTAGGAACATTATCATATAATCTTAATAACTCGTCACTTCCTAATACTGTATATATCTTGCTGTTTGTAAAAGTGTAAGTTTGCTTTGTATTGTCACCCCAGCCATAATCTAATTTTTTAAACCTTTCAATAACATATATTGAATTACTGTTACTAGGTTTAAATAATAAATCAACTTCAATTACTTTATCAGTTCCAGTCTCAAACTCCACCTCAGCTGAATTATAAATATTCTTCATTGAGCTATTATTGAAGTTGTTTACATCAAACTCAAAGGGGCCTGGTTGAAATGCTGCTACTGAAAATAATGACGTAGCACTGTATTCGTTGTTAATATATCTGTATCTATAAGCGAAAGTTATAAATCTTGTGTCTATATAGTTTTCTTGTCCCGGGACATTTAACATTGTAATTTTAGGAGCTGCTAGCTCACCTAAAGCATTAAACCCTGGCGGTTTTAATACAACACTAATATCACTTTCTATAATACCATCGTTTATTCCCGCTGGATCAGGATAAGTTTGTGTTACATTTATTTTTCTAGGAGGATTTTTGTCATCCGTAAAAAACAATAAATCTTCTATCTTGTCTACACCAGTAATTAAAAACTTTGGATCAAAACTTAAAACTATTTTACTTATAATATGGTATGTTATTGCTTGATTCTTTATGTTAAAGGAAACAATTAAATCTAGCTTACCACCAGCAACCGGATTATTTGCGTCATGTATAAACCAATATATAGTTTCATTTGAACCATCTTCGTAAGCTCCAATACACACAGCTGAGACAGACAAGTTCTGTCCTCCATAAGCTAAAGTTGTTAATTGAGTGTTTCCTTTAGAGTTTTCTACAGCACCAATTTCTGTGGTTTCAGTAGACCCTAACCTTACATTAATAGCGTTAATATATTGACCTTTTGGAACAAGGCGTTCATCAACGCTCTTATTCATTTTACCCGCAATGAAATTTGTGTTTACTATCGGCATCTTACTTTAACCATTTATCCTGGCCTCTCATATTCATTAAAAGGCGACCTGGGTGAATATTACTTAATCTTATTTTTGCATTTCTCAACAACGATGATTTATCTTTCCTTGCTCTGTTTACAATATATTCTTGCACCCCTAATCTACCATTTAAAAGAGAATATCTAATGTAAGCATATATATATTCTTCAAATAATTTATTAACGCTTATGTCAGCATCTTCGCCATTCTCCATTCCATCTGATACATACTCTAAAACGACTGATGCTCTATTTCCTATTGAACTAAAATTGATTACACCTCTTTGCTTATCAATACTAAAAGTAGGATTAGCATTAGCTGTCTCAGTGTTTAATCCAAATCTACCACCAATTCCAACATCAAAATACCAGCACCCATCTACATTCCATCCCTCTTGATTGTGATAGCCACTTTGTTCGTTTAAATAAATACTTTTAGCTCCACTTGCAAATGATAAATCTAATTCTGAATTTTGAGGTCTTAATACATTACCGTTTTGATCGTATATTATTTTAGAATTATTATCTTGTAAATAAGTTGTAGCCCAACCTGATTGTATATTTTCTGTTAATGGATATAAAATTCCATTTACAAATTGAGATATTCTTACCCAGTTAACATAGTCAGAAGGAAGTACGAACCTAAGGTTCTCGTCTAAATCCATCTGTAATATTTTAATTTCTTTCATCGCATCGTAATTCAATTCTTGAATCCCTCGTTTTGCATGAAATAAAACCTTGTATCTATTAAGATTATTAATAAGCTCGTGATTACCTTGATACATCAACATAAAATTATTGACAACATCATTTAGTGAAACGTATTGATACGATCCCCAGTTCTTGTCTTCAGGCACTCCTCCTGAATTTGCGTAATATGCATAGTCATTTATATAAGCCATATCTTACGTTTGTATTTGGTTATTTTGTACTTCTTCTGTTTTTCCAAACTGATAAACATCTGATTCTCTAATTTCAATACCTATGTATTGACATATTTTAGCTACTATACCTGGTTCATCAGATAATGGTAATTCAAAGTCTTGATAATCAGCTGCCGCTGAATTGAATACTGGTGCACCACCGGCAAGTACGCTTGCGTATGTCCAGTTTGGTGATAATGGGTATCTAATATATTCAGCCGCCACACTTCCATTAACTATAATTGTAGTAGGGTAAACAGTAATAGTATTACCTAACTGTCCAGTATTAGCATCTCCTATAACAGAAGATGTTGCTCCACCTAACACATAAGCTGGAAAGCCTGTTGATGGCGCTGTAAGCGGTGAATTGTTTAAGTAAAATATCTTGTTTTGATTTACTCGTTCAATCTCTAATACACCCGTGGAATTAAATATCCCATATGAATTACCAACAGTTGCAGCAACTCCAAAAGGAGAATAAGATAAAGTTAATTGAGTTTCACTATCTACACTTATAACAAAACCACTGAACCCTGAGTAACTTGAACTGGCTGTAGTGTTTACAACTTGTTGACCAACCTTAACACCGCTTGTTACGAACGTAGCGTTCGTATCAGTTAATTTGTTTAAAGCTGCTGCGGTACTAGTTCCTGATGTTATTTGTGTTGGATAGTAGTTTACTTTATTAATTAAATAATAATCGCCAGGTAAATTAAATAAGTTAGCTCCTTGTTGGGCTAAACTTCTTGTAACCGAGAAACTATCAATTACTTCAACCAATCCTTTTACTATATCCGCATATCCTGTTCCAGAAAGTCTTTGATTTTCTTTGTTAGTCCATGCATTATACTGATAAAAGTAATCTTCAAATAAATCCATCTGAGCTTGTTGAGCATACAGATTAAAATCTTGAGGCGAAATATAACCGTAGTTATTTTTATTAGCAATAGCTAAAACTGTATTTCTAACAGAGTTTATCATGTTAAATTCTTTTTACAAATATAGTCAAAAAAAAAGAGGTTACTTTTTTTGTAACCTCTCTTTTGTTTTGGTAAGAATTAAATCTTATACTTGAGGAGCAGCAAGTTTAACTCCTAAAGCTATAGCAGTTATTTTAACTGGTACATACGCACTAGCCGCCGTTCGGGGGTAAGAGCTTCCGTTTGGAGAAAAAATTGGTTGTTGCCAAGATAACTGTAATGCAGTTTCTACAGCTCCATTTAAAAAATCTTTAAATGAATTAGAGTTTGCTACAATTGCACCGTGAGTAATTTTAATCGTTTGCACAACATTAGTTGTAATAGGAACCGTAGCTGAACCATCAGCTGCAATAGCGTAACCTGCTTGTGCGCTAGAAAGTTCATTGTAAAAAATATTTACAATAGTGTCACTTTCTTGTTTAATTTCCATAATTCCTTTTACAGGAATTAAAATGTCTCCGGAGTTCATGTCTCCGCCAGACTTAAATAATTTGATAAACTTTTCCATAGGTAATAATATTAATGGGTTAATAAGCTACAAAGATACGCTTTCTATTCATCTTTTTTTAAGCGTTTCTTCAAGAACTTGTATGAATCTAAACCTTCATTACTTTGCATATATGATACTATAGCTGCATGACCGTCTTCATTAAAAGGAACAGTCAACATTTTCTTTTTATTACTTGGTAAATTAAAGTAAACATCTCTTTGATTATTTCTAAACGAAATCCATCCTTTTTCTAAAAAATCATGTACTTCATTTTGAACCTCTAGCATAGGATCATTAACAACATCTGTTAAGTCTACCGGATTGTTTTTAGCATAAATTAATATATCCCTTTTAAGTTCAGGAATAGTTAAACTATTAGCTTGAGTACCCATTAAAACTCTACATACAGAAACTAACTTTTCAGTAGATAAATTTTTAGCTAAAATTTGAGCATCTAATTCAAGCTCAACCGTAGCTAATTCTTTAGTAGCATCTTTTGCTCTATCAATTTCTTCAAATATCATTCCATTACTAGGATGATAATGTAAAAATTGTTGTAATACTTGATTGTTTCTTTCAACAACCAACATACCGTCATCAAAAACAATAGGCTCTAAAATTGCATTTCCATCTTGCTCATCTTCAAACGGGCTTTTTTGGTTTCTTGCATATCTTAATGGCCTATTAACACCTTGATCTTCGTCAAAGTATAATAATGGTGAACGGATTGAATGTCTTGAGGATAGCATATAAGAAAGAGGTCTTCTCTCTCCTGTAAGTTTATATGCTTTGTTTTTTAGTGTAAGGTTTTTTTTCATTATAATATAATTTAATTTGATTTAATAATAATAAATATTACCCCCGTCTTTAAAACGAGGGTAAAATTTATGTAACAATTTAGTCTTGGAATAAGAAGAAGTTGTTTGCACCTAAAGTACATACAGCTCTTTCAGACAGGAAGTTTACTTCCATTGCATCCAAGTCAGAAGTTCTTGCTCCACCGGCAGAACCAGTAATCCAAGTTTTGTATCTTCTGTCTTCAGTTTCTGAAGCTCTATATCTAACATGTAAGAAAGGTCTCTTAGCATTCTTACCTAAGATTTGATCGTATACAGTAGTTGAACCAGCTGGTACTAATAGACCATTGATTGCTCCACCAACAACGTCACCTCTCATTGTAGGATCGTTAAGGTATTTCCAGTCAGACTTATAAAAGTCATAACCTCTTCTAAATCCTGTAAATCCAAGATTTAAAGCCATGTCTTTGTCATTATCAAAAAGACCGTAAGACGTACCACCCGCTCCGTAAGAGTTTTGTGCAGCTAGCATATCATCAATATCAAAAGAAAATTCTCTGTTTACGAAAATTACATTTTCTTCAATTGATCCTTGCTTGTCAAGTCTTTGGATAATATTGTCAAATTGAGAAAGTACCTGTGGGTTTCCACCACCCCATACATTTCCTCTTTGACCAACAACATAGAATATACCGTCAGAACCGTTAAGGTTTGCCGCAGATGCTCCAGCCGCTGTGTTTTGTAAGAAGTCACCAGCACCAGACGTTGCATCAGCAGGAACTGCTTCAAGCATCGCTGTTTCTAAGTAGTCTTCAAATCTTAATCTTGTGTCGTGCTCAGACTTTAAATACCATAGGTATCCGCTTACGCCGTCTTCACCAGAAACTTCAATCCATCCAATTTGAGCCATGTCAGAACCAGAAACAGAATATTTGTCTTTGATTATAATTGGCTTGTTGTCAAAAATGAAGTCATCAGATTCGTTAGAACCAACCATTCCGTTTGTTCCTTTATTGAATTCTGATCCATATACAAATATATCACACGCTACCCCATCAGCAATTGCTTGTCCTCCTGCTTCATAGTAAGCTATTGTTACTACATTTGGAGCAGCCGCTGTCGGCGCTACTGTTACGATACCTTTGTTAGATAAACTTGATCCAGCTGTTTTATCACTAATCATAACCGTTTGACCAACTCTTAAAGAAGCGGTGTTAGGTGTGTTAGCTAAAGCTGGGTTAAAGTTTGAAAGATCGTTTGGAATTGTCCAAACAGAGCTTGGATCTCCTCCAACTACTCCTGCTCCAGTTCCAACTGGAGTACAAGCTTGGTATTTTACATGTAATCTTCCTTGCTCCGCCCATTTAATAAGGTCAGAGTTAGAAGGCATTTCAGCACCAACCATTCTTAGGAATGATGCAATTGTTCTATTACCATATCTTTCAAATTCTTTTTCATAAGTATCAGGTAGATACTGATTAAGAAAATCAAAGTTGTTAATATAGTTTGTACTTACAGGCACTTGTTGTGCACTTGGTTGTAAGTCAAAACCTGGGGTTAAATTTACTGCCATAGTTTTTTAATTTTTTTAGTTTAACTTTTTTTAATACTTCTAATTCTAAGTCCTCTTCCACTATCAGTATTTCCAACTGGCCTTATTTTCATACCGTCTTTTATAACGGCTTGCGGAGCCTGCCTCATGTCCATATTAATGTTCTTAGATTTTCTAGAAACATTATCTACAGCGCTTGAAACACCTTGTTCGTAAAAATGCTGGGCAAACTTATCAGGATTCATTGCAACAGACAAGGCTTTGTGATACCCTTTAGCGTCTGCTATCATTCCTGAATCATCCATGTACTTATTAATAAAATTACTAATATCTGTTTGAACATTTTTTAGTTCTTCAGATGTACCTGGTTTATAAGTAAAATTATTTTCTCCAATATTGAAATCAAAACCTTTGAAATCATTGGTAAAAACCCCTTCGGTTTTATTTAAAAAATAATCATACCTTTTTTTAGTTTGCTCTTGCGTAGTTTTAGACTTATCAATATAACTTTTATAAGCATTTAAATTCTCTTGTTGATCAGAAGACAACCCACCCCCACTTGACTCAAGAGGAGCTTTATATTTATCTTTTTGTTCATTCAAAAACTTTTTAGCTTTCGCAAGTTCTCGTTTTTTCGCTAACTTAATTTTCTTAATATCTTTTGGATCATCAATTTCTTCATCGAAATCAAACTTATCCTCAATAATATCTTGAATATCTATTGCATCTAACCCTTCTTCAGTGTTAGAGTAATAGTTAGCAAGCACAGAATTGTCATCCATAGAATCATAGTCTTTTTGCAAATTGTAAAAATCCTGTATGTTTCTACCGGTTTCTTTTTTGTACTTTAAATACGCGGACACATCTTCAGGTAATTCTTCGTTTGCCTCTTTTTCCGCAAACAATTCATCAACTGAATTTATATCTTTGTTATATCTGTCTTTAATATAAGAAAGAACGTTGTCATCATTTAACTCTAATGACGGAGTTTTATTTTCTACAGGTTCAGATTTTTCTTCCTGAACAGGTTCTTTAATCTCAACTTTTTCAACTACTTGATCTTGCTGAGGTGTGTCTTCAAATTTTTCTTCATGCTTTTTAAGAAGATTCTCTTCAACTTCAGCACGGGATTTTTCTTCAACCAATCCAAGGTCTCTTACTTTTATTTCCATTTAATTAAATTTTATACAAAGTTAAACAATATAATATTATTTTTTTAGGCTATCTAGGCTCAAACTCCGCTAAATCAAATCCATCTAAACTATCTTCGTTTGATTCAAAATTAATAGGAGGTAAGTTGTTTTTTCTTTGCTCTATAAGTTTGGATTGTTCCGTAGATTGTAAACTTACTCTACTATCTTTTGCTTTTTCTCTATCTTGCTCTCTTTGACTTAAATTAGACTGCTCTAAACCCTTCAATTGCATTTGAAACTCAAACTCTGTTTGCATAAGCTGTTTTTTTAATTCAGCTTCATTTTTAAGTTTCTCAATTTCAAAAGCAACATCAGCTTGTCGGTATTGTATTTTAGCCTGAGACTCCATTTGTATTTTTTGCATCTCACCTTGCGATTTTGCTTGCTGTGCTTGCATTTGCATTTGAGCCTGCATCTCTTGTTCTTGTTGTCTTTGCGCTTGTTCAGCTTCTTGTTTTTTCTTACGCTTTAATTTTAAAAGCTGATTAGCCATTTTAAGATTATTAATTTCTCTTATATCTATAGCGTCTTCTAAGTTTATGTCTTTTTGAGATAATGCCATTTGAATATTTTGTTCAAGCATTGCCTTTTGCTCTTCGTCAGGAGCCATTTCTATAAAAATACCAAAGTCATACAAATACAAATGTTTTATATCTTCTAATATTTTTAAATTATACTTTCCAATTTGCATTGCAAACTCATCTCTAAAATCAGAATACTCTAATATATCAGCTGTTCTAATTGACAAACATTCTGCAATAGTTCGAGTTATATATAAACTTCCCTGTAATATATGTCTAGTTGCTGTATTAGAATTTAATGCTGCAAGTTTTTGTACACCAACAAGTGAATTAGGATCTGGCGTAGAACCATCCCTAGCTTCATTTAATCCTGTTACTGCTCTTATCATATCTAAATAATGATTATAATTAGCAATTAACATTTGCATTTTACTAGCCCCACTATTAGACGTTAGTTGAGTTATCGGAACTCTAGCATTATTAAATTCACCATCTTGAGTGTAACTCCTACCAACAACACTACCGGTTTGAAAATACAAACGCAATGCGTCTTCCGGATTATACGCGTTCCCTGTTCCAAGATCCACTTCGTTTAATCCATCAGCATCAATAAATACACCGTCCGGCACAACTCTAGATACTACTTGTTGAATTTTTAAATGAGTTATTTGTATTAAATCTGCAAACGGTATCATTCTTCTTACTAAAGACTCTAATCCGCCTTTATACATTCTGGGAGCCGCCGCAACATAATTAGGCATTGCAAACTGATTTGAAGATTTCGGCCTTACCATATTTTCAGCAAGTTTCCATTTAAGAACTATGTTAGTTCCCATCACCATAACACCTTCATACCAAACATCAATACGTTTAGTTATCTTTTCAAACTTTCCTTCGTCCATCATTTCCTGAGGAGGATTGAACTCATCGTCTTTTTCTACAGTTTTAAATGAACCGTCAGATAATTTTTTTCTTTTATAAACAAAAGAATGTGTAGTCTTATAGTTAAAATACATTAACGTAGCTGTATC